GTGCTTATCTTGCAACGGTCAACCTAGTATCAAACACAGGTGTTGTTGCTAGCAATACCACAGGTGTTGGTACTGCTAGATATGGACTTGCTGCATCTAGGTATGGTACTAATAAAGCTATATTTGGATATGGTGAGGGTGCCGGCGGTAAGATATCTGTGACCAATCTAGTGTCCAATACAGGTGTTGTTGCTACTGATACTACTGGTGTGGGTACTGTTCGTATGAATTTAGCCGCTTCTGGATATGGTGCCGATAAGGCTATATTTGGACATGGATTAACTACTGTTGGAACATTAATAACTAACTTAGTGTCAAATACAGGTGTAGTAGCTACTGATACTGCTGCTTCTGGTACTGCTAGATATTTTCATGCAGCTGCTGGTTTTTCACTGTCATAAACAATAAACTAAAATAATAAAAAATGGCAGATACAAATATTACAGGACCACTTTGGGGTTACGAGTACCGAAGCAGAAGACTTGCTGGATTGTGGCCGACTAGTTTTTATGCGGCTGCAGCTGCAAATATTAGGGCTATTTTCGGATATGGATACAATATTTCAAATGCAACCGTATCAATGACCAACCTAGTATCGAACACAGGTGTTGTTGCTGCTGATGTTACTGGTGTTGGTACTGCAAGATATTATTTGGCGGCCGCAGGTTATGGAACTGATAAAGCTATATTTGGATATGGTTACAGCAGCAGCGCGGCCAGATCAATGACGAATTTAGTATCAAACACCGGAGTTGTTGCAACAGATACGGCAGGAGTTGGTACTGCTAGAACGGGCCTAGCAGCTGCTGGTTATGGCACCGATAAAGCTATATTTGCATATGGTGAAAACACCGCAATAACCAACCTAGTATCAAACACTGGGGTAGTTGCAACTGATACTTCTGCCTCAGGTAGTGTTAGAAACCAATGGGCCGGTGCTAAGTATGGCACCGATAAAGCAATATTTGGATATGGACTCATTACTGGATCAGCAACAGCAATAACCAACCTAGTATCAAACACCGGCGTAGTCGCAACTGATACAACAGGTGTCGGCACAGCCAGACGAATTCTTGCAGCTACAGGATATGGTACAGATAAAGCAATATTTGGATACGGATTAACAACTTCAATAACTAATTTAGTGTCAAATACTGGTGTGGTTGCTACGGACACTACTGGTGTTGGTACTGCTAGGTATGGACTAGCAGCTGCTGGATATGGAACTGATAAAGCTATCTTTGGTTATGGCCAAGCGGCCGACGTATCATCACTAACGAACCTAGTATCAAACACTGGGGTAGTTGCAACTGATACCAGTGGTGTTGGTACTGCTAGAGCTGCTTTAGCAGCTGCATCTTACGGTTCATAATAATAAACTAAAATAATAAAGGTAAAAAATGATAGACTTAGAAAACATGCCTGAACCAACAGCAGAAGAAATTGCACAAGCAAGAGAAAACGCATTTAATGCTGAACGACCAGCATCATGGGTTTGGAACGAAGCAGCAGTATCATATGTTGCACCAATAGCAATCCCGTCTGATGGTTATCCATATTTGTGGGATGAAGCTACAACTAATTGGGTACCATTTCCAGATTTCCCTAGAAGTTAATTTTTAACTTATAAATATACCTTACAATTTAAAGATATAAAAAATGGCTGCACCAATAACAAGAACCGAATTTAAAGATTATTGTCTTCGCAGACTAGGGTTTCCTGTTATCCAAATTAATGTGGATGACGATCAAGTAGATGACCGAATTGATGATGCTCTTCAGTTTTTTCACGACTATCATTTTGATGGTGTTGAAAAAATTTACATGAAGCACAGAATTACACAAGACGATATTGACCGCAAATTCATTTACTGTCCTGATCCAGTTATCTTTGTAACTAAAATATTTCCGTTTGATGATTCTAATTCATCAATCAATATGTTTGACCTTCGTTATCAGTTGCGTCTGCATGATCTTTATGACTTTACATCAGTATCTTATGTGTCATATGAAATCACAATGCAACACATTACAACACTAAACATGTTGTTCTCTGGTTATCCACAACACCGATTCAATCGCCACCAAAACAAAATCTTTTTAGATATTGATTGGTCACGTGATGCAACCTTAGGTGAATATGTGGTTATTGAATGTTATCGTAAGTTAGAGCCAGATACAGTAACATTAACTGGTACATTTACATCAACGAACACATCAAACTTAATCACAGGTACTGGTACAACAATCGACCAACAAATCATTGAAGGCGATATCATTACAGTTGGTGGGCAAGACGCACAAGTTAATCGTATCATTTCACCAACACAAGCATTTCTAACAGCAAACTTGGCAACCAGTGTGACTGGCGCAACAGCCACAAAAACTGGAGTGTCTGATGTTTGGAACGATAGATTTTTAAAACAGTATGCCACGGCTTTAATTAAATACCAGTGGGGCAGCAACCTGTCTAAATTTGCTGGTGTTCAAATGCCAGGGGGAGTCACACTAGATGGCCCTCGAATTATGCAAGAGGCACAAGTAGAAATTGATAAGATTGAAACTGAGATGCAAGCGTACAACGTTCTACCTCCAGAAATTTTGACCGGTTAATGAATGCCTACAAATTTTTACTTTCAACCGTTCCCAACAGGAATTACCCAAGAGCAACTACTAGTTGAAGACTTGGTGATCGAGGCCATGCAACAGTATGGCATGGATGTGTTTTACTTGCCACGGTCAAGTGCTGATCCTAATGGACCAGACACTCTATATGGTGAAGACCCACTAAAACAATATACAGTTGCATTTCCAATTGAAGTATATCTGGAAAATGTTACGGGTATGGACGGCGAACAAGACTTTATTTCAAAGTTTGGTCTTGAGGTTCGGGATGAAATAACACTACTAATTTCTCGCCGCAGATTTAAGTATGCCTCAGGTGCCACAAACTATAGTATACCTAGACTTGGTGACTTAGTTATTAACACTGGACCAAACCGTCCAAGGGAAGGTGATTTAATTTACATTCCTTTGATGCAAAACTTTTTTGAAATAACTTTTGTTGAACATGAAGACGATCAAGCAATGTTTTACACATTGGGTCGTGGCCGCGGTGGTAATGTTTATGTTTATGCATTGAAACTTAAACAATTTGTATTGTCTGATGAGTTGATTCAAACAGGCCGCACAGAAATAGATGAACAAGCATTTGATTCATACAAGAGAACACGCTTGGATGTACCTGTCAATGGCACAGGTAAATTTATAGTTGGTGAGTTTGTTTATCAAGGTTCATCATTGGCAACTGCAAACGCCAAAGCAACCGTACACACAACAGATCCCGGTCGACACTTAGATGTGGTTAATGTCAAAGGTCAGTTTACAGTTGGTGCAACTATTATTGGTGCAACAAGTGGTGCAACATGGGCACTAGAAACTTCAGCAGATGATATGCCAACAGACAGTGTGTTTGAAGATGTGGCAGACAACAACATTATTCAAGATGAAGGTGCCAATGTATTAGACTTCACTGAACACAACCCATTTGGTGAACCTTAATGCTAGGTAATGCACACTTTTATAACAGAACCATACGAAAAGTTGTCGTAGGTTTTGGCAGTTTGTTTAACGACATTCAGTTGATTCGTTATACCAAAGATATGGCCACCGAGGTCGAAAGATTTAAAGTGCCTTTGTCTTATGGTGCCAAAGAAAAATATTTGACTCGTTTGGCTTCCGATCCAGACTTAACAAAATCTGTTGCAATAACTGTGCCTAGAATTTCATTTGATATGGTAGGTATGTCATATGATTCTAGTCGCAAAAGTATTACAACTAACCGAAACTTTTCTGTTGGTGCAAATAATACAACACTAAAATCTCAATACGGACCAATACCATACAACTTCGATTTTAACTTATCGGTATATGTTCGTAACACAGAAGATGGTGCTCAAATTATGGAACAAATACTTCCATTCTTTACACCAGATTTTACTGTAACAATGGATTTTATTTCTGCCATGGACCAGAAGTATGACATGCCGATCATATTAAATTCTGTATCAACGACTACGGATTATGAAGGCGATATGATGAGTACCCGTTTGATTTTGTGGGACTTGACATTCACAGCCAAAGCATTTATCTGGCCACCAGTTAAGACAAGTAAGATGATTGTTTTGTCTACTGCAAATACACATATGAATTTTGCCAACTCGGCGAATGGTGACATTATCTCGGCAAATACATATACACAGAACTCGATTATATCTTCTGTACAGACCAGAGCAAGTCCTAACACTGCTGGTCCAGATGATGAATATGGATTTGCTGAAACTTATACATCATATAGTTCTACGTATGTACCTCCAGTTATTTTGTATACTTCAGACAATACTTTGTTATCTACCGACTCAACACTAATCACAACGGATAAACTATAATGGCAAAACAAACAATTAGTATAGGAACAACAGCAAATGATGGCACAGGTGATCCTTTGCGAACAGCTTTCACCAAAGCTAATGAAAATTTCACAGAAATTTATAACATAACGGATAATAGTGCAGCGGCCCGTGAGGCAAAAGCTGCTGTCACTGGATTAACTGTAACGAATTCCGCAAATAGTGCTTATTTAATTGACCAATATTCAGGAAATAATCCGACAGTATATATTTCTGGCGGTGAAACAATATCATTTATTTTAAATAATGTGACTGGCCATCCATTCATGATAC